CAAAGATTTGTTTATTAGTAATACTTGTACCATCCATATCAATATCAATTGCTTCACCCTGGCAATGTTGTGAAGACAAACTTCCTCCTACCGCAGTATTCAAGGCTTTGCTTCTGTAGCCAGATGAAATATGAATAGGAACTCCAAAGTGTTCTCTAATTGGTTGGAATACATTCTCAGCTAATTTCTTAAAGTTTTCAATGTGTTTAGGAGTTGGCATATTGCTAATTCCTTTTCTTTTAGCAGTCTCACTTCTTATTACTTCTGCTAATGCTAAATTCTTACTTAATTGCATTTTGTTTATTTTATCTTATTTATATCATTTTTGATATCTTTAGCTCTAGCAAATAATAACTTCATTGACTGCCAAAGGTCTATCCCTTTTACTATCTTATAGTTTTCATTGATTGACATCACCTCTATACTAGCTAGGACCAATGCTACAATTTTGGTGAGCATAAATGGTACACTAAAAAAAGTGAGGATGATTTCATTTAGTATGAATTGGTCTATTAAAAAGAACATAATCACAGTAACTTCATAGAGTGCTAACTTGCTGATTATAGATGAGAGCTTTCTGCTACTTATTTTCTCTTTTAATTTGTTAGCTTTCCATATTCCCGTAAAAGTATCAATGGCTATTAATACTCCTATCATTAGGAGTATTCCTGAAATTGGTAAAAAGAATGCAAAGCAAATAGATATAAGTGTCAAAAGTTTTGATTGTATTGATATTAATAATAATGATAATTGTGTTTTCATAATAAATAAAGTTTAATCAGCTTGTAACCAAAGTATACAAGTAGTATAAGAAATAATATTACTCCTAGTACAGCAAAGAAATTTACCCACCATGGAATGTATTTAATTTTTTCTGGTTTTAAAGTTTTAGTTACTACTTTAGTATGGTATACATCATTGCCTTTAATAGTTCTATATATTGTTTGGACTCTAGCTTTAGATGTGTATATATTATTTTGTAGTTTTGTTTGTAGGCTTATTAGCTTACCATCCTTGTCTCTAAGGTCTCCATTTAGTTTAGATATAACATTACCTAAAGAATCACAATAAAGTGTGTCTAATAGTGTTATTGTTTCTCCAGGAATAGTTATAGTAGTATCTTTAATTTTAATTACTGTTACTGTACTATCTTTTTGAACACACAAAGGACAATACTTAGCTAGTCTTTTTTCCAAAGAACAAGAAGACAATAAAAGAAGTAATATAATTAAGTATTTCATATACAATTATATATTATTTATTTTTTTATATTGTTTGAAATAAAACTGTTAATTGACCTTCATCAGTTGTTGTTGCAATGGAACCTGTTTCATCTCCTGCAATTCTAATCATATCTCCTGCAGAAAGAATTATATTTAAGGGTGAAGAAAATTTACCCACATATGTTCCGCTATCTGCACTTGTTAAAGTAATACCTAAAGCACCAACTAAAGTATAATTGGCTGAAACAGTAACACTATCTGTTAATGGATTATTTAATTTATAAACATTAATAGTCCAACTTTGACCGATTGTTAAAGATGGTAATTGATTAGAAATCCATTTAAACCCTGCTCCTATTATTTTGCAATTTTCTAAAATAGGAAGAACTGATGAATGATTTGCACTTGGTGTTGATCCAACCCATTCCAAAACATCTCTGTCAAGCCCACCGGGGTCTCCTCCAAACATATTTGTAAACACTCCTACCATTGTATAAGTATTTTTTTTATCAATATTTATTATGGTTCCCATTTTAATATGTTTTGAATAATGTAAATAATTCAGAATAATTTGTAGGAATAGTAAGAGTTCCTAATCCTCCATCTAATAAATTACCCTCAACTGTAGTGGCTGTTACAGGTGTACTAGAACTAGTCTGGGTATACAGTCTATTTAAAAATCCTGAAGGATTTAAAGAGTACCTATCTATATATATTTGAGTACTCATTAATTAAGACAAATAAGTAATTAAAAATGTAGTTCCTGTTGCGTTAAAAGGTAAACCTAATATAGTATTGTTTACTCCTGGATCAAAATTAACTGTTACTCCTGCTGGTATTGATTGTAAATTTACAGTACCTGCTGCAGCTCCTACATTTGCTACAGAAAATCCATAAGATGTTGGAATAGTACCAGTAGTTGTAGAATTAATAATATTTGGTGTTCTTGTTGTTGGAAGTGGAATTAAAGTTACAGCATTAATTATTCCCTGTATTCCTTGTAGCATTTTTAATTGCCAAGGAAAATTATTTCCTTTTTGACCTTCTGTTTTTAAATTTCCTGCAGACATAATTAATATATTAAATAATGTTATATCTATAATATACAAAAAAATTTACAACTTTCCAAACATATATTTCTCTGCATTTTTAATTGAATCATCATCTGCTAACATTTTTTGAATTATATCTTTATCTATATGTTTTGGATGTATCCACCAGTCTTCATAAGGACAATCATCATTTGGAGATATATTACTTGCTATTAGCATATAACCTTTACTTAATAAGAATTTTCTAGACTTTTCTCTAAAAGATTTTGTCATATCTGTATAGTAGTCATGCTCATATGTAATTACCCCAAAAGTACACTGATCCCAAGGTAACATTGTAAGGATCTCATAGGTAGTTCCTGGTGGTTCACAGTCAACTTGCAAATAGTCAATGTGACCTTTAAGTATAGAATAATCAAACTTTGTAGCATCACATAATATAATTTCATTTTTTCTTTGTTGTTTAAACTTATTTACTTCATGTTCTAATATTTCTAATGATGTACCTGTCCAACCCCATTTTTCTAATAATGCTGTATTATTACCATGAAATGGATCAGCTGCACCAATTTCAAAGTATGTTCCATTTTTTTTACCATTTAACATAGATAAAGTAAACATATCTTGATATGTTTGAGAAAAGTTTTTTACAATAGTTTCTGATCCTGGAAACTTATACATTAACTGCTCATGTAAACCTTTATGATATCTTAAGAATGGATCTGGTCCAGAACCTACAGATGTTATATTAGCTTGTACTAATTTTTTATATTTATCAGATAATATGTTAGAATCAGCTACTAAATCAAGAAATATTTCTCTAGCTTCATTTCCTCTACCAATCCACCAAGCAGCAACTGCTTTTTGAAATTTAAGTTGATAAGCATTTTCATAATTAAGATTAGAAGTTACTGTTTTTGCATTTTCATGCACTCTTAATCCCATAATAGCATAGCTATACATTTGATGATAACTTTTCTGATTTTCATAATACTCACTTATAAATAAATATGCTTCAGGTCTTTCTGGGTTAAAATTAAGTGCATTTAACCATAGTCCAAGTTCTGTAACAGGTCTTCTTGTAAGTGTAGACAAACTTTTAGCTACCATTAATAAAGCTTCATATGTTTTATCAGATATTTCAGAATACTCAGCAGTTCTAAGATAAAATGACATTGCTGATGCATAATGACCTTGTGTAAAATAAAACTCTGCAAGTTCAAATGTTTTATCAGCATTATATGGATCATTAATAAATAATTCTAATTTATGTGGTGTTGTTCCTTTAGATATTGTTAAAGGCATTTTTTCTGAAAAATTACACATGTCTTCAATTACATTTGCAGAAACTTTTAATACATAAGCTGTAGAGTCTTGAAAACCAAATGGAATTATAAAGTCTGAACCATCAAATGCTAAACCACATGAAAATTCAATAGCACCAGTCATAAATTTAAACTCATCAGAATAATGTATTATCTTCCAATTTTTATCCCATACAATAAATCTATGATAGTAATGGGCATCTTTTTTTCCTTGTTCATTTTTCCAAAGATCTACTTCATGTGTAAGTGCTATATACATATCACGGTATGGAATAACTTGTGATCCTCCTCTTATATCTCTTGGAAATTTTATATCTTGCTCAACTAAATGTATAGTTTCAGAAGTTTCTTTTTCTATATTTACTTTTACTACTTCAGTTGGATTAGTCCATTTTACATAATGATAAGGCATATCAACAATAGGCATCCAGTTTTTTTCACAATAAGTTTTTGTTGGCGGTTCAATTCTAAATCTTTCTTTTTCAATTCCTTTAGATGCAATTTTAGATATTTCTATTCTACCTTCTCCATCAGATTTAGTATCTCTTCTTACACCTGTAAGACATATTTCATTATCCCAATAAACAACTCTTGCATCTTCTAATCCAATAAATTCCCATACTGGTTTTTTATCTAAATTTGTAGTATTGACTTTTTTAAATTTATCTATACTTAATGTATTTATATCTAATTCACATAAATAATTAGTAGTAGTTAGTGTAAGATCATCTTCTGGATTAAGATATGCTAAAGGACCCCATATACTTTGAAATTTTTGATTTCCTTCACTATGATATAGTGCATACTGAACATGTCTAAGATTAAGAAGATAATACCCATTTATCATAAGTATTGATGGATTTGTAAGTCCTAGTCCTTCAGTAATATTTGATGGTAGTATTAAATAGTTTACAGATCCTCCATTTTTAAGAGCAAGTTGACATAAATTATTCATTTGTTTTAAATTTTAAACAAATATATAAATTTATATATAATAAAAGCTTATAAAGTTTTTTTAAATATTAAAAATTTATGGTTTTGTAACCTTAAATGACCAACTTACTTTTACAAGATCATTAGATGGTAGACCACCCACTTGCCAACCTATAATAAAATTAGTATCACAATTATTAAAAGTTGCGTCTATAGTATAAGTATCAGTAAAACAAAGGTATTTTGCATCAACACCACCACAAGTATTTGGGCCTAAATATGCTTCATTACCAGTAAATAAAATAGTAACAGCATAAGCACCATCACTATCTAAACCATCACTACACTTATAATAACCAACAAACCAATCTAATCCATTATTTGCTTTATTTCCTATACTTGAATTACCACATAAAGTTAATATATCTCCAGTTACTAAATCATAAGGAAGTTTAATTCCACAATTATTATATTGTGGACAAACTTGAGTATTAGTAATATCAGCATCAGTTCTACCAGTTAAATTCCAATCACAACCAGACCAGCCACATTCGTTATCTCCAATATAATATATTGTAGAAGATAAAGTTGAATCTTGTGTAAAAAGGTTAGAATGAGTAGCTATAAGTAATTGAGAAGTACCAGTTGCTCCAACTGTACCTTGACTTCCAGTTGTTCCCTGAGATCCAGTAGAACCTGTTGCTCCAGTTGTCCCTTGAGAACCGGTAGCACCTGTGCCTCCAGTTGCTCCAGTTGCTCCTGTTGCACCTTGAGAACCATTTGTACCATTTGTACCTGCTGCACCCTGAGCTCCTGTTCCTCCTGTTGCCCCTGTAGTTCCCTGTGATCCAGTTGCACCTGTTCCACCAGTAGCTCCTATTGCTCCCTGTGATCCAGTAGCTCCAGTACCACCTGTTGCACCTATAGCACCTTGACTACCTGTAGCACCAGTACCACCAGTTGCCCCAGTACTTCCTTGTGCACCTGTTCCACCTGTTGTACCAGTTGTCCCTTGACTTCCAGTTCCTCCTGTAGCACCTTGTGAACCTATACCA